GGGTTCGGATCTAGTTCTGCTTTTGAAATTGTGATCAGCCTGCTTTCTGCCATAGTCCTCTCCTCCGGTTATTTTTTGTATAATAAAAGACAGCAGGTAAATCCTGCTGCCCTAGTCATTTTTTATTTTTCCATGTATGCTGTTCTTTCATAAACATCTCATATGTAGCAGTTGGACTATTGCAAATAATTTGCATAATCTTATAGTGTAAATATTTAAGTAAATTAACTTTTTTATCTATAATATATTTCAAATCCTCATCACTACATGTAATTATTATTTGTTGCTTATTTGATGTTTTATGGAGTAAATAATGCTCTCTTGAAATTTCAAAACATGGCTTCGTCGCATCCTTTCTTCCGAATACAATTCCAAACTGTGCATCATTGGTATCCATGATACTTTGTAATTTATTAATATATGTATTATCTGGTTTTTCCTTTTCATTCTTACATTCTATAATAAAAAAAGGTGATAAATAATTAAATACTGACAAATAAATTGTATCAACACCGCAAAGAAGAGTACAATCAAATTGATTTGTTTTTGTTTTTACATCATTCGTCCCTCTTACATATCGAATTTGATTAAATATCTCTAAAACTAATGTTTCTAATGCTTTTCCCTTTGCTGTTGTATTTTTTCCATAATCCAAATCAAGTTTTTCCCTTTGCTCAATAAACTTTTTATAAGCTAACTCACTCGGATTATAGAAAGTCTCATAAAGAATATCTGGCTTATTTAAAAGTGAGTCAGCTTTAAAAAAATTTGCATCTGATTCTTCACTTTGTTTCAACTTTTTGTCTATTGCTCTTGCTATTTCATCTTCCGAAACATCTGCTTGTTGAATAACCTTATATGCTACATAAATATCATCTAAAGTTATTTTTTTATCTTCTCCACATTCATCGCAAAAAACAGGATTTATCAATACATCTGCCACTTCATCTTTTGTAATAATATCCAAATTATAATCACAATCTGGACATTTAACTAAATAATAGCTTTCCAAAATATGTTGCTTTTCCGCAAATTTTAATATTGACTCCGCTATAGAATATTTTGCTCCCAGTCTTGAAGACACTACTGACGCAGTAATATTTTTTTGATTATTTCTAGGTAATGTAGCAAGCCAATAGTCAAAGCTTTCCACAAAGTCCGGATTCAATACATCAATAATTGTCAAAAATTGTTTGTAAAACATTCTGTATATCAGCCTCCTCTGCATATTGCATAGTCTTCACATAACCGTAATTTTTATGCGTTCCTAGCTGAACTACTAACGGATTCGCTTTTGTGAAATATGTTTCATCGGTACGTTTAAAAATAAGATTAAGGCGCTTACATTTTCTACTTTTTATAACTGATTTCTTACTATCAAAAAATGCTTCTGTGCACTGTAATGGAATTCTTTTATCAGAAGTTGTATCAATCTTTGTAAGTTCTACTTCATCATCTGCACTTACTTTTATAAGATATGCTAATCTGTCTTTTTTAAATTCATCTTCATTATTCCCATTTATAGAAATAAATTTTTCTAATAAGATTTTTGCATCTAATAATGCTTTTTCTTTATTTCTTGGATCAAGATGTAAATCCTCAAAAATTTTATTGACAAAACTATTTGCAATATCCACTTTGGCATTTACTTTTTCAACGACATCTGTAGGTGTAAATGTGAATTTCTCATATAATCGATAAAGCATTTGAGAATTCTCGTTTTTGACTCTTTTAGTATTAGTATCTGTTTCGAATTCGAACATATCAACTAATTTGTCAATAATCGACACCGCATAATCCATGGTATCCACTTTACACTCTCCTAAAAGCATCTGATTATTTTCATCATACCGATATAATGTGGATTTGGCTTTTCCCCTACTAACAATAAAACCTTTATCTAAATAAATTTCTATAAATACCGGAAAAATTGTAGTATCCCCTATCGTTCCTGCTTCGCCATATAGAAATAATTTTGAAAAAGTAAACTCTATTTTTACAACTTCATCATTATCATCTGTACAAATCTTATACTCAATCATTGTACACTCACCAGTATTACGATATGTCAAAATATTCTTCATAGGACAATTTGGATATTTTTCTTTAATTTTTGCCTCTACAAGAACTGGATCTTTATGCCATTCACTAATATTTCTTATTTTTCTGTAACAAATATCTTTGCTACCTTCTTTTACAACTTTTAGAAGCCAATCTCTCGTTTCTCTTTTCGTTTCATTACTTTTTCCTGCGTACGCTTCAATCGCAGTTATATAATCTGCCCTATTCTCTACAAAATCTAAATCATGATTTTTTAAAAAACGTCGCATAATAGGATTCTGTAAATAATCATCTCTATTCATAAAATCAGGTATTTTCATCATTTCTTCCTCCACATACAAAAACCTATTTTTATATTATACCAAACATTGGCATTGTACAATAGAAAAACACCTGCATATTTGTCATGCAGATGTTTCCTTAGGTTTTTATGTATAGAGAAATCGAGCCGCCGGTTTCCGCCTTTGGCTCAAGTATTATTATAACTGTGCATTTTGTGAATTGTGTGAATCTTTCAAATGCCGATCAACTATTTTGCTTATGCTGCTACGTTCTAAATGCACACTCTTTGCAACCTGCTCCTGTGTCACTGGCTTTCTGCCATCAATAAACAACTTTCGGAAGATACGGTGCGCCAGACTATCCTGTATCGCATCTACGAATTGCTCCACCTCTTTGCACTCCTGCTCCAGAGCTTTCTTCCGCTTAAGATCACGGTCCTGCAATCGTTCGTATTTCTCCTGGTCAAACCCAACCACACATTGTGGCATCGGATAACCTTTGCTGTAATCAAATATTACATCATTCCCGATCATAGTATCTGACTTCCAGCGGTTCTGCAGAGCATAATCCAGTTCCAGTATCTCAGCTTTATTGCTCCGGTATGCTTTCAATCTTTCCTTTGTCATCTTCTCCAACGGCATCGCCTCCCTTATTCCTCTCCTGCAGCGTTGCCCTGCTGCCACTTTGCTGTATCTGCTGCCATATCAGATATGACAGGATCCATTCCGGATTACCACCGACTGCTGCAAGGTAATCAAGTAATGTCTCCATTGTTCAACTCTTTGTGCAACTGTTTAGTTGGTGTATCAGTTGGTGTATTAGTTGATCTATCAGGAGAATTGTCAAAAATATTTCCAACTACTTCATAATTCTCTGTTTCAAATTCGCTGATATATTCCTTGTCAATGCATCCCCGCTGAGCCATTACCCAACCGTTTCCGCTCCACTCTACCTCAAATTGCGAAACATCTTCTGGAAATTCCTCATCAATGTGTCCTTCCATAATGTCACCCTCAAAAATCAGCTTGCCATTCTTGTCCTTAAGTCCAGTACACTGGCAAATAGTATCTGGATCAACCTCATACTGTAAAAATCTGTTTGGTAGTCCCCAATCTGTCATTGTTTCGTGCAGGATGTAATGATGCACCGGAACCGGTGGTACATCTCCGATCGGACAATATGTTGTCTCAGAGATTCTGCAATAATATCCCTCTACCCATTCACCTGATTTAATACATTTTGCTTTCGCCAAAAATCTTTCGTTCATCGCTATTCACTCTCCTTTACTATCTTTATCGCATTCGATAACCGAACCACATTTTCCACATATTTGCCATTTTGCGGATCGTCCCAAAACGCTTTACTTGTGGCTACCAGAAAAGATGTATCATCCAGTCTGCGGACTATCTCATCCGTATCATAAGCTGTCGGCTGACTCTCTACTGCTTTCATGCAGTTCTGGATGGCATCATATTCTGCCCTGGCAATCATCTGGTCTTTAAGACTTCCACTACCTGGTGATGCTGACAGTGCGCAGTCATTCAGATGAACCAGTAATTTGTCTGCATCAATTAATCTCATGTGCGTCACTCCAATCTAATTTCTGCCCGCAGTTCGGGCAATATGCGCAATCGCATTCTCGTAATGGAAATGTTCTGCATTCCGGACATTCTCCCACTGCTGTTCCAATTGCTGCATTATATGCAATAGGAATCACTTTTTTTGCTGTCTGCTTGGAATCCCCATTCACAAATCGGCGGATCTCTGCAACTTCCTGTTGCAGCTGCTCATCAGTCTTTTTCATGATTTACCATCCCCATTCTTCCAACTATCCCAGCACTTTTCAGGTAATCATAATAATTCTGTGCCAGTTCTTCATCCACACCAAACTCTTTACGGATTCTTCCAACAGTTACTCTCTTCTGGCTCTTCGCCCAGTTCTCTAATTTTACAGATTTGATAATCATCATTTGCTCCTCCACTTCTCGATCATGTCCCAGTGTCCTTTTATTGCTTCCTGAATGGTCATATAGCGCTTGGAATCCAACCTCCTCCAGCTCATTACTTCGCCATCCTCTTTACATTTAAATACTGCAGTCCATAATTCATCACCTGTATCATAGCTGTCTACCAGCACATAGCCTTTTGATGTTTCTACTATTGTTCGCATTTCTGTCTCTGCTCCTTACCATTTCAGTTCCAACTGCTCCACTTCCTGGTATTCATCTTTCCAGGCCACGCCGATGTAATCCAGCACACGTCCCCAGCCGTATTTCTCACCAGTCGCAGGATCCGTGCAGCACCAGTACATCCAATATTCCCACTCTTTCGGATTTCTCTTTCTGAGTTGGTCAAACCTGTGTGGTCTCTTCTCCAGATGAACTCCAAATCCACACATGGAGCATCCGGTTCGTTGTGCCCCAGTCGTATAGAGGGTTCCATCCGCTTTCCGTTCAATGATTCCGTAAATTTCTGGAACCGGCACTTTCAGATCCAACGCAAGCTGTAGCAGATCCTGTCTGAGAAATGGAGCAAACGGTGCGCTTCTGATCGTGTTTTTCCCGAAATAATTACAGCCATGTTCCACCAATGATTCTTCACGTTGCCCCCCCTCGGAAGCCATAAGTCCAAGGAACGGTTTACTGTTGTGTTCCTTCGCCCACTCATCGCATGGCTGTTCTTTCATGTACATGCAGCACTTGTTCGATACAAGAAATGGTGCAATCTGGTAATTAACGCCCTCATTTTCATTTTCGTAGCCTGCAAACAGCTCCAGCCACTTTTTAGGGAGCTTCATGCGGCTGTTCTTAGCATAATGTCCCTGTGCGCCGCATTCACCTGTGATGATTGCGTGCCGCACTGTTTTGTTACGTTCTGTCGGATGCTGCAGTGTTTCGATTCGTCCGGCAATTTTCTTGCTTAATACTGGAAAACCATACTCCTGCAGGATCTCTGCCTTTGGCTTTCCGGGTTTTAAACTTGTAATACCAATCTGTCTGTGTATCTGAATAATGCTTCTGTCCTCCAGTGCACTCACCGATATCGCCGGGATGTCGTACCCCAGTGATCTGATGAAATACAGGAGTGTGATACTATCCAGGCCTCCGACAGAAATATGTGTGTTGTAACCTAGTTCATCGCACTTCTCTATAAATTCCCTTACCCGGATGGCAGCTCTCTTGATCTTAATCTCATAGGGCAGATTCTGCATTGCTGTCATAAGTCCTTTTTTCCGTTTCTTCTCTGCCCGGAACTCTTCTCTGGTTAATTTCTTTGTATCTTCGTTCTTCATGCTCTCACCATCTCTCCGCTTGCTGCCATCTTCTCTAACTCATTCATAGTAAATGATTCGATATAGCTCGTACGTTCCCCAAAACAATTTACGAAATGCAGCCGGAATCTGACGAACCGTTCATGTTCCGGGATATGTTCAACCACTGCCTTTACCCATTTCTTTTCTTTTAATTCTCTCGTTACGTGCTTATAAATATTATATTTTTCTCCAACTTTAAACATTGCTTTTCTCTCCTATCTCAGGGCCACACAGGTGCTATTTCCGACAAACTTATTAATAAAATACTGTTGCCCTTTGCCTGTCACCTTGGTTGTACGATTGATTCTGACCGAACCATCTGGATTATTCACGGTACTCTCTTTCACTTCAAACAATCCATGTTCCATACTTCTCTGAGTTGGCATGTTCCAATCAGATCCTTTTCTCTTGATCAGATAGCCATTTTCCCGCAACCAATCAAATAACCGCCTCTGACCGGTTTCTACACCGTTCTGCCTCAATAACTTTGCCAGATCTCCGATAAGAATAGATGTGTGACTAGCCGCTACTGCATCAGCAAAGATTTCTTTTGGCTTCATCCGCTCAATCTCAGCTGTCTGCGCTTCAATGGTTTTCTGCGCTTCCAAAACTGCCAGCGCAAGCAGTTCTTTTCCCTGCGGAGCTTTTATCTGATAACTTCCAGTTTTGCGAATTGCTGGAAGGACTTCATCCACTACCCAACTTTCAAATTTCTCAGCAGACGGAAGTTTTGATTTCATAATCAATCTGTACAAATCTCCCTCATTTATGTAGGACATCTGCTGAATCCCGCTGGATGTAGGGGTGTCGCGTTTCACGACTCCCTTACAATGTCTAGAAATCGCATCTCTTGGTGTCGCATACCCCAAAGCAGCAGCAACATCGACAGCCACAAAATACGGCTTGCCATCAATCGTCACAGTCCGGATCTCTCCAAACTCACTTGAGTTAAAAATTGTTAGATCGTTCATTTGCTTTCCTCATTTTCGGATTTTATAATTATGCCTTTTTGAAATAACTGTTTCTGCACTTCTGCATAGTCATTATCTCTCTCTTGGAAATTACAAAATCCATTCCTCTTGCGTGCAGATTTCTTTCCAAAATCCTCTTCGCACCACTTTGCCACCGTCTGCATATTTGCACCCTTGTACTGCTTTGAACGCTCTACACGTTCATCAACAAAAGTTCTGCCATATTTCGAACACAAAGCAGCATATAATTCAGGGGCAGATTGCAGGCTAATGCGTGCGCTCTCTACTCTACTTTCATTTACTTTACTTTCCTTTACTTTACTTTGTGTATTATTGTCTGCATTAACGAAGTTTTTGCTAACATTAACTGGGGTTTTTGCTTCATTAACCTGTTTTTGACCGAATTCAACCAAGAGGTACTCTTCTTTTACTTCATTTTTTCTCCTGCGATCTACTGCCAGAAAATACCTTTTTTGTATTCCGCTGGAAGTAAGTATCCGATATTTACGAAAAAGTTTTTCAGAAAAAATATCCCTTCGAAAACATGTTTCCACTATCTCATTGAGTAATTTAACACCGCAATCTGAACACTCTTCGTACGCAAAAAGAAGTGCCTTTTCATCATTCCATTCACTATAGTAACCATGCTCCCGGTAGATCATCTGCCAGAGCTTAACGACTATAGCAAACCCTTTTAAGCCATACTCGGCTTGAATTAGTTTTATCTTGCTATCCATGTAGCAATCCAGGCTAAAGTAATCCAACCCCTCTTTTAAGGGTCGTGCCATTATTTTCTACCTGCTTCCCGTTCTCTATAAAGATTCATAAAATCATCAAACCGCATCGTTACCAGAATCTCTGCACGGTTCTTTTTATGAAACACCACCGGCATATCCCCGGTGCCTTCCGCATCACGCTTTGCCTGCTCCATCCAGTCGTAAAGATACATCTTTTCCTGATGTTTTGCTTCCACATGAATTCCGGGCAATCCGACCACATCTGACGCATCACCGGTATTACCGCAATACTGCGCCGTTCTTCTTGCACCAGAATATCCATAGTCTCGAAACAGGCCTGCAAGCTGCCGCTCGAAGCGGGCTCCTTTATCTTTGCTGTTGATTTTTCCCATACTGCTCCTATTTTTATTTCCCGGCCACAGAAGCGACCGGGAATAATTTGTGTGATATACTTTTTTGCATGAACTGTTTCTTTTGCCCTGTGGCAGATGTTGCAACCTTATGAGATCACTGTGAACTGCTCTTTGTAATCTTCTAATTCAAACTGCAGGTAATCCTTAATTGCTTTCATGGCTGCCACTTTCCATGCGCCGCCGTCAGCTTCAAAAATTGCACATGTGATGCCATCGTATTTATCCTGTTTCATACGGAAAACAAACTCAGATACTGGCTGTTCCACTTCCAGAAATGTCCGATACGGTCTTAATCTTACCGGATTCGGTACAATCGCATCCCCTTTCGAAGCAATACCAGTCTTTACCGTAGATTTCTGTGTTACACCATCATCGCCATACTCAGCTACTGTACCAGCCTCTACCGTACCTGCAAATTTGAGCAATAACGCACGGTCCGTTTCTGGATCATCAATAAATTTTGACTGCAGGTTAATGCAGAATTTCTCCTGGTCCATAAAATGGTTGAAAACAAAATCCGGTACCATGGCTTTTGCTGTTACCAGGTATTCACGGTCACGGTTATCATCCAGGCAGGAATACAACTCTACTGTTTCCGGATCTTTTACATGAATGATCATATTTTTGTCCATGGAATCAATATTCGCCTTAATGTACTCCACAAGGCTTGTCAGCGTACTCATTCCGATTGCCTTTGCTTTCGGGAAATACGGATCAATACGGTATAACTGCTTGTCAGAATATTCGTCTCCATTAATCATGTATCTCTCTGCATGGCTCAATTCATCCACGATGTACTTAATAGCGTCCTTAATCATCTTTCTCACCTTTTCTACTTATAAAGCAGCCTTTCTAAAATCAACAACTGTACCAGCATCCTCCATGATCTCACCTGTCTCTGTATCTACCGTTTCTGCTTGAACAGGCTCTGCCGGTGGTGTGATCTCGCTCAGATTCATCTGACCACGCACCTGTTTTCCATACTCTTCCGCAAACACCTCACCGGTCTGAAGATCCTTACCGATATAAAAACTGGTGCTCATGTCATGTTGCGGTGCAAGCTTTTCAGACACGACAACGGATACTTTCACATCATCCCGGTTTTCGTTCTGTGTAAATCCAAGTTTGATATCAATGCCACGTTTTACCTTGAAAGAAGTGTTTGGATCCTGCAGATTCTCCACCACTTTCTCAAAGGCACGGTTGAATTTTTCCTGTAACTGACCGCCTACAATGTCCTGTAATCCTACTTTGTTCATGACTCTCATCCTTTCTCTTAATTATTTCCAAACAGTGCCGCATGTGCGTCTGTTGGCTGCTGTACTGATGCTTCCTGTACCGAATCCGGCTGTGACTCTACTGTCTGCACTTCTGCATCAATCACAGAATCATCATTTTCGACATACTCTTTGGTTCCATCCTCATTGATGACCGCCATATCAGAATCAATCGCATTCTGCAGTTCAATCGACATGATGCCCCATTTGCTGATCAGCTGTCGCAGCATAGTCTTATATGCCATTCCATCAAAATCCTTTGACCAGAACGTATATTTTGTTCCCTTATCCAGATCACGCTTATATCCCGGTGAATATTTAACCGCATGGGATTCCATTTGTTTTCTGCTCCAGTAGATTGCTTTGCGGAAACCGTTGGTCAGTTCAAAGAAAGCATAATATCCAATGGTCGGTGCCTCTTCTCTCTCATCCCAGCTATCAACCATGAGATTGATCTTGATATCCTCGTTCAGAGGGTCAAAATACTCCAGTTCTCCTTCTTTGATTGCCATAACATTCAGCTTTTTGTACTGACCGGAACGGATCGCCAGCTGAATATATCCTTTGTATCCCAACTGGAATGTCGCTACCTTTCCTTTTTCCCTGTCATTGAATGGGACCAGATAATAATGGCCAAGCTGCGGCGATGGCGACAATTTCAGAGATTCACCCAGTAATGCCCCAGAAAGAATAGACTGATTTGTACACTCCTGTAATGCCGGATTTGTATTTACTGCAGATACGATTGCCGAAATAAACCGCTGTCCGTCCTTTCCGCCGATGACATTGTTGATCTGCTGTTTTACTGCATCCTGTGTCAGATACGCTGTAATTCCGAAACGCTGGTTACTTTTTGATTTTGTCAAACTATTCTGTACTGACATAACTTTTCTTCCTCCTAAACTGCTTTAAACTCAATATTTCTGCTGTTAAAGAACTCTTTCAGTGCCAATGCATCCTCTGTGGAAAGCAATGCCTGAAATGCTACCCACTGCTTTGTTGGAATCGGATCCGGAGTTACCTTTTCCACTTTCGATACGGAATCTGCATCCACATCTGGTACAACCGGCTGTACGGCTTTCTTTTCTTCCTCTGCTCTCAGTCTCTCCTGCTCTGCTTCATATTCTGCTTTCTGTTTTGCCAGTCTTGAAAGTCTGTTTGCCTCATTCATTGCTTTTGACAGGTCAAGTGAGGAAATATATTCCTGCTGTGCTTCAAAGCTGTATTCCGGCAGATTCACAAGCACAGCCATATCACGGTTAAATCTATCAATAGCATCGATAAAGCACTGTTTTACATGCTTCATGTTGAAAGATGAATTCAGCATCCGGTCATTGAATACTTTGTCCAGCGTCATGCCATCCGGTGCTTCCATCTCAGACCACAGCTTTTTGATTTCTTCCAGTTTCTCCTGCTTCTTTGTGTCCTCATACTCTTTAATCTGCTTGTCGATGACAGCAACCGGTTTATCAATAATGCTGATAATCTCATTGATTCTGCTTTTAAATTCATTGAATGGCTGCATATATTCTCTCTCACGGCGAATACGTTCATCACTAAGTGCCTTTTTCAATTTATTCAATGTTGCACGGTCCGCTTTTGCTTCTTTAATCTGGTCATCGGTATACACCAATGTTTCGTAATGCTGTACCTTTTCTGTCAGCTCCGCTTTTAACTCCTCATAATTGAACAGAATCTGTTCTGGGAGTTGATACTCATTCACTTTTAATTCCATTACTTTTCACTCCTTTTTATATTTCTGGTAATTTCAAATCCGGCATTCTTCTTTCCTGCACCTGCTGCCAGAAGCGTCTTTCTTCTGCTTCCAGATAATCAATATCTTCCTGTACTTCGGATCGCTCTATTTTGTAATGCCGCGTCTGTAAAAAGATTTCTCCATCAAAATCATATTTCAGCTGGGCTTTCAGCACTGCAAAGTCAAATTCAGTGATCAGCAGGTAATGTAATATCTGTATGTAGTAATTATCCGGAATCCTGTCTTTCCACTTTTCTTTCTGCATAGACTGCAGGATGTTAGTGGTTTTGCATTCCCAGATGCCTTTGCGGCCGTCTTCATCAATCAGCCAACCATCCAGAGAAGCATGTCCAAATGGATACTTATCGCTCAGAAACATGTTGTTCTCTTCGTAGCACACCATATACTCAGGAAAATCCAATCTGAATAATTCCCGAAGATACTGTTCTGCTTCCGTGCCGTATTTTACATAAGGTTTTTCAGAAATATCTTCCTGCTCCAGCTGACCGGTCTTAATCTGCCACAGTTCCACATTCGAACGATATGGATTCATGCCAACAATTGCCGCCGCATCTGATCCACCGATCCGGTTCCGGTGCTGTAACCATTCTTCTCTGTCCTTTAGGACTATCATTTCAACCATGTCTGCTCCTGTTCCACCGCCCTGTAGTCGAACGTTTGTATATATGTAAGATTTATTATCAAAGGAGAATTAAAAAAAACGTATCTGTTTATAATGTCTGTAATCGTCAGTTTTTGTGCTAAACGTCCGACTGCAGGACGGCGGAATTTATTTGATTTTTAAGTTCTAATCTGCTATACTCCAGACATAGGTTTTATTACCTATGTCATTGGTTTAGAGCATGTACTTTCTCAGGGTCGCATGCTCTTTTAATTTGTTCAGAATAATTCCTGTGCCGGCAATCGCCAGTCCAACAGCTGCGATCTTCACCGCCAGAACAAATCCGGCTTGTCCCTCACTAGACAGCCCCATCATTCCGATGGAGGCTATTCCAAGACCTGTGGCGCACAGCCCAGAAGCAATCTTATTTTTCATCATTGGTATCCTCCAGATTAATTTCTTCTACTACCGAAACCATCATTAATCCAAGCACTGCAACTCCTCCGGCTAACAACACCAGGATTGCATTTATTACCGTGTGTGGTCTGCCAAAATACAGAAGCACAAATGCAACTGCTGCCACTATTGATATGATGATTCCGGCAATTTTCATCTTGTTCATGGTTTTATCCTTCCTTTGCTTCTGGTATATTCTCCTGCTCAGCTTTCTCTTTCTTCACACGCTCTGCATGTTTCAGAAAGCGTTCCGCCGCCTTCATCAGTGCATTCTTGCGCTTCGCTCTCTCCTCTTCTGGAAGATCTGGGAAATGTACTCTGACTTTGCATCCATCAATGTTAAATGTCTTTACCTTGGAATATGTCATACTCTCACCTTCCTCTCTTAGAAGATATGTGTTTGTAGGTTGTCTGGTTACGGTTCCTAATTGCTTTTTCTGCCGTTTTTTCCTATACTTTGATATGTAGACTCCCGCCAGAATCGAATGCCAAAGAAAGGATTTGCTATTATGTCTCACATTTTTACAAAAGAAAATATAACTTTCGCATTATCAATTTTTGGAAG